GACATTCCGACCTCCTCGGACGGTGACATATTGCCACCCCTTGCATTCCGTCACAAGGGGGCGTAGAGTCGGTTTCGTAGTCGAGCTTGGAAGCTCAAAACCTGAAAACTGAAACTGAAACTGGAGCACTGAATGCGCAATGAAACCGAAATTGCAGAGGACCTTTTCAAGGCCAAGCAAGCCGAGAAACAGGCACAATTAGATCGAATCGCCCTCGAAGAAGAACTGATTCAAGTTCTGGGCAAAAGAGACGAAGGTAGCAAGACGCACACTGTCGGTGCGTACAAGGTCACCATCACGGGCCGTGTCACTCGCAAGATTGATTGGGAAAGGTTCGACAAAGTGTCGAGCAAGATTCCCGAGAATCTGTGGCCAGTGAAGCGCGCCTTGGATGAGACTGGGGTGAAGTACCTCGCAAACAACGAGCCTTCGCTTTACAAAATACTGGCCCCGGCATTGACCGTGGAGCCAGCCAAAACAACCGTTCAAATTGTCATGGGAGCATGAGATGGCTATTTCATTAAAAAGCCTGAAGAAAACTGGCGTTGCTCGACCGCCTCGGATCGTAGTGTATGGAACTCACGGCATAGGTAAGTCGACTTTCGCCGCCCAAGCCCCGAACCCGGTCTTTATCCCGACCGAAGAGGGCCTCGACGCAATTAACGTCATGGCATTTCCGCAGTGCCAGTCATTTGAAGACATGATGGATGCCATCGGGTCATTGGCCTCGGAGGACCATGACTTTGCTTCGGTGATCATCGACTCTGCGGACTGGGCGGAGCAACTCGTTCACAAGAAGGTTGCTCGTGATAACAACGTCGCCACGATCGACGCGATTGGGTATGGCCGTGGCTACAAGGCTGCGACCGACTACTGGCGTCAAATTCTGGACGGCTTGGATCACTTGCGGGCTGACAAGAACATGCAAGTCATTCTGCTAGCCCATACGCAAGTTAAGCGGTTTGATGACCCGCTCGCTGATCCTTACGACAGGTATCAGTTGGACTTGCATCACGGCAGCGCAAGTTTGATTTCCGAGTGGTGCGACATTCTGATGTTCGCTAACCAACAGTACTCAACCGTTAAGAGCGACGTTGGCTTTAACCAAAAGGTCACTCGCGCGGTGGGTAGTGGTAATCGTGTCCTGTACACGCAGGAGCGTCCGGGTTGGCAAGCGAAGTCTCGGTGGCCGCTGCCGGATAGTTTACCGCTGGATTACAGCAAGTTTGCCGATGCACTGAGCACGGCGATGTCAAACGTGATTGGGGAATAACATGGCTAAGTTAAATTTAAATCCTGCTGATTTTGAAGGTCTGTCTGACGGTTCTCCGGAAGTTCTTCCGGCGGGCGAGTACACGATGCAAATCGTGCAGTCTGAGATGCGCTCGACCAAAGCGGGCGACGGCGAATACTTGTGGATGGAGTTTGAAATCCTCGGTCCTAAGTATGTGGGTCGCAAGTTTTGGGAGAGGCTGAACCTTGTCAACAAGAACGATATTACCGTTAAAGTTGCAAGGAAGCAGTTGGCAGCAATTGCCTCTGCGCTGAACTTTGCTTCCCTCCCGACGGACTCTGAGCAACTGCACCTCAAGCCTCTGAAGGTTGCGATCACGCACAAGGAAGGTAGGCAGGGCAATCTTGAAGCCCGCGCTAACTATCTGAAGGCGGATGGCGCTGCTCCGAAAGCAGAGTCTGCTCCTGCTGTTTCTGGCTCCGCGCCGAAGCCGTGGGAACGTCACAAGAAGTAAAAAAAGGGCGCGGCATCCGGTCTGCAACCCCCAGTTGCAACCATCCCACCCACTGCCGGGTGTCGCGCCCCCTTTCTAGGAGGGGGCATGGCCAAGTTACCGGAGATTGAAGATCCGACCTTGAGGGCTATGGACTCTGTTATGGAGTCCGCTCAAGAGAGTCGATCAAGAAACTATTTAGGCGCATCAGTCATTGGCGACTCTTGCGACAGAAAACTGTGGCTCAGTTTTCGCTGGGTCAAACGGGGCTTTATCGAAGCCGCAGGGCTGCGTAGAATCAATGATGGACACCGGGGCGAACAGGTAGTTGCAGCGCTGCTGAAGGCTATTCCTTCAGTCGACCTTTCCACGGAAAAGGAACCCGGTGTTCAACACTCTTTTGAAGCATTAGGCGGTCACTTTCGCGGCAACTGCGACGGACTGCTCACAGGGCTATTGCAAGACCCAGAGACGCTGCATGTCTGGGAATGCAAAGTCATCAATGAAGTTAAGTTCAAAAAGCTGCTCTCGCTCAAAGCAACCAAGGGCGATGCCGAAGCGCTCAAGAACTGGGACTATGTGTATTACGCACAGGCTCAGATCTATATGCACTTCTTCGATGCTAAGAAGCATTACCTAACGGCAGCAAGTCCGGGGGTGCGAGACATCACTAGCGTTGTCACCGAATACAACAGTGGCGATGCGGAGAAGTTCATTGAGAAGGCGCGACGTATCATTTTCTCACCGCGACCGGCGGGCAAGATTTCTTCAGACCCTGCGTGGCATGAGTGCAAGTACTGCACTTTCCATAGCATGTGCCACGAGGATGACTTGCCGCGTCAAAAGTCGTGTCGCACTTGTTTGCACAGTAGTCCGCTCAAAACGGGTGGATGGAAGTGCGAATGGCATAACAAGGAACTTGACTCAGAGGCTCAATTAAAGGGCTGCGACCATCATCTTTTCGTGCCAGACATTATTTCCGGAGAACAGATAAACTCGGGTCCAAACTGGGTCGAGTATCTAATGAAGGACGGCACGGTATGGATAGACTCGACGAAGTAGACGATGAGGATGTCGAAGCCACTTTTTTCATAACTGGCGATGACATGTTTTTGATTATGAAAGCGCTGGATGTGTACGCCTACGCACTAATCATTTCACAGTCGCAAACCGAGTTGATGCAAGTCAAGGAAGTAGCCGAAAAGATTTTGGCCAACTTGCCAAAGGCGGAGTTTGACGCATGATTCAATTAAGACCTTATCAACAAGAAGCCATTGATAGCACTCTGAAGTACTTTCAGGAGGAAGAAGGCAACCCGCTAATCGTGCTTCCTACGGGGACCGGCAAGAGCGTGGTGATCGCTGACTTCTGCAAGCGAATTTTGGCGCAGTGGCCGGACACGAAGATTCTTGTGATTACGCACGTTCGCGAATTGATCCGGCAAAACTACGAGGAACTGAAAGCTCTGTGGCCAGAGGCTCCGGCGGGCATCAACTCTGCTGGACTCAAGAAGCGGGACTATGAACCGTCAATCGTCTTTTGTGGGATTCAGTCGGTCTACAGCAAGGCTTCTCGGTTTACGAAGGTAGACCTTGTACTCGTGGATGAAGCGCACTTGATCCCACGAAAGACCAACACGATGTACCAAAAGTTCCTTAACAATTTGAAGATTATGAACCCGCATGTGCGCGTGGTGGGGCTAACGGCTACGCCATATCGTCTTGACTCTGGACTGTTGCACACGGGGGACAATTCGCTTTTCGATGCCGTTGCCTACGAGGCCGACCTCAAGGACATGGTGGAGCAGGGTTACCTCACTAAGTTGGTATCCAAGCAACCTAAGACGCGCCTTGATGTTAGCGGCGTCAGCGTCCGGGGTGGCGAGTTTGTCCCGCGAGAATTAGAGCGCGCGGTAAACCGCAAAGACGTTAACGAGTCGGTCGTTCAGGAAATTATGTCCTACGGCGCTGACCGGCAGTCATGGTTGCTCTTTTGCTCTGGCGTAAGCCATGCGACTCATATTGCCGAGCTGGTCCGTAGTCATGGCATCGACTGTGCCACCATCTTCGGAGACACCCCTAGCGCCGAGCGTGACCGGATCGTAGCTGACTTTAAGGCTCGCAAGATTCGTGCCATAGCGTCCATGGGGGTGCTGACCACGGGCTTTAACGCCCCCGCCGTGGACATGCTGGCGCTGCTCCGCCCCACCCAATCGACTGGCCTCTACATCCAGATCATGGGCAGAGGCATGCGGAACTTTCTGGGCAAGGACAATTGTCTCGTATTGGACTTTGCAGGCAATATCGCCAGACATGGCCCTGTAGATAGGGTCAACCCCAAAAAGCCCCGTAAAGCCTCTGGAGAGGGCGTAGCGCCGACCAAGGACTGCCCCAAGTGCCAGAGCATTGTTTTCGCTGGATGCTCCGAATGCCCAGACTGCGGGTACAAGTGGCCGGTCACCCCTCCTGCGATCGACCAGACTGCAACAACCTTGCCTGCTATGACCTTTGATGCCCCGGCAGTGTGGGTAAAAACCAACAGTGTCGCTTATAGGCTACACAAGAAAGACGGTAAGCCGGACTCCATGCGAGTGGAATACCGTTGCGGGATGGAGGTCTATCGCGAGTGGGTCTGCTTTGACCACAAAGGCTATCCCAAGGAGAAGGCGCTCAAGTGGTGGCGTCGACGTATGAGCGGTCCCGGCATTCTGCCCAACACGACCGTGGAAGCCATTGGCAAGGCTGATGCACTGCTAAAGCCAATCGAAATTAAGGTCCGCAAAAATGGCAAGTACACGGAGATTGTCGAGTTTAGGTTTGTGTCGGATATGTCACCGGGAGGCTCGGGGGTTTCTGTACCTTCCGCCGCCGGGGGTAACGCGCCCTCGGGCACGCTTTTGTTCAATGCGGTGCATGGATGAGTACATGATCGACAAGTCACCCAACGAACAGATTGCAATCAACGATGCCGCAGCGGCTGCGGGTTATTTCATCGAAGCCTGTGGGGTCTACAACTTCATGGACTTCAAGCCTGATCAGTTTGATCAGTTTATCGAAGCCATTATCACTGCGTATGTTGACTCGCTTCAGAACCAGAAGGTTGAAGTAGAGGGCGTTCGTTTTCCTTAACGAAACCATGCCCTTGGCAGCGTTCCTCGTTGAATTGCACCGCCACGAAGCCTGAGTACTTGGAATGAGAGCACCAGCCCTCGTCCTCGTAGGTCTTGATAAAATGGCGGCATTGCGCGCAGCGGGTCATACCTCTTTACCTCGGAACCAAGCCTTACCATGTTCGACGACGCAGAGTTCCGGCTGAAGCATCTTACCGCCCACAAACGTGACGACGGCAAAACCCGATGCCCAATTGACCGGACCCGCCTCGCAGTAGTTGAACTGAGGCCCGTATGGTTCCGCGAGGGTGCCAGTGTCTACACCGTATCTGCGACCGCGATAGTCCGCCCAAGGCGTGACTTGAAGCTTGTGAAGGTGGCCATGAACGTAAGAAACGCCAGCGCGCAAAGTGCTGTTATATGAAGCGTGTATCCCACCGGATACAGGTCGGTGCCGGATTGTGAGCCAACCCTCGGTTTCCTTGTTGAGATGCACCACCCAGCCCGCTCGCCAGCGCGGCAAGTAATCAAGCAGCGTCATCCCGGTCATTTCTTCAAACTCGCCTACGCGCCCCGACAAGTAGTTCTCAAAGCGGGCATCGTGGTTGCCGATCGTGCGAACCAGTTTGGCATCCCCCGCAGCCCGCTCAATCTCGGCGCATCTGTCCTGCACGGTTCCGATTTCGTCTTTTACGAGGGGCTGCTTTTCCCACATGATGCGGGCGTGGCGGCTAATACGCGCACCGTCAAATACGTCACCGTTTAAGACGACCATCTGCGGGCTAAGCTGCTTAGCTAACCTAC